CGCCACTGCCGCCGTGCGGCTTCTTTCCGGTGAACGCGAGCCCGTCCGTGTAGCGACGACAGCGAATATCACGCTGTACGGTCTCCAAACCATCGATGACATCGAATTGGCGGTTAACGATCGCGTGCTGGTCAAGGACCAGACAGACGCGCGCGAGAATGGTATCTACACGGCGTCGACGGGGCGGTGGTATCGTGCGGCCGATGCGTCGTTCTCGCGCGCGATTTCCGAAGGCGTAACGGTACAGGTCGTTTCCGGGACGACGCATGGTGGCCAGGCCTTCCGCTTTTCGACGCCAAGCCCGAATATCGGCGCAGACGAAATCCAGATCGCATTTTACCTTTCTGCGGATTTCACCGAAGTAGCGCAAGATGCCGTCGACGCCGGAATTTTGCAGATAGAGGCAGCGCGCGATGATGCGCTTGATGCAATCGTTGCTGGCACTGTGCTCGACGGATCGGTCACCCCGCCGAAGCTGGATGCAACGCAGGCCGAAGGTTTCCGGCAAGTTCTCAAGGACGACACCTTCGTCAATCTTCGGACGTGGTATGATGTCGAAGGCGGGTTCGCGGCCGGAGACAGCGACAAGATCGTGGCCGCGCTAGCTGGCGCTCCGTTTCGTTCAACGCTCGTCACGCCCATGGACCAATACAAGACGAGCGAGGCGCTGGGCATCACCCGCCAGCTAAACCTCAAGCTGCACGGCTCGACGATCCGCGCCGACTTCGCCGCCAACGACGGGGCCAGTCTTTTCCCGATCGCGATCCCCGTCGGGACCGCTGGTTCAGGGTCGACGGGCGGGCCGGAAGACTTCACCCCCGGCGTCAATGCGATGGTCATCGACGGCGGCCGCCTCTTCCTGAACGGAGGCGGTAACGCGGTCATCGACCTGTGCCCGGCAGGATCGCCGGCGGGGACCGCGTCAACTTTCCAGACGCTAATCCAGAACGGCACATACTCTGGTTGGGACCGGACGATCCGCTTCGGGTCGAATTATTCGCCGGGCCCACCTGCCACTGGCAACGAGGTGGCGTTCAACACCATCTTCAACTGCGATCTCGTCACAGGAGGTCCGGACGGCGTCTCCGTCGTCGAGTTCGACAACACGACGGATGGCAACCGGCTTCTGTTCTCCAAGCTGGCCGGCAAGGGCACGGGTGTCCTCGCAAATGTTGCCCTTGGCGCCTTCAACACGATGGTCACGGGAACGTCGATCGGCTCGTCGGATGGCGCGATCCGCATCGCCAACGGTTCCCGGATGCTGTTCGATGCGCTCCAGATCGAACAGTACGGCACGAACGCGCTCAATCCGAAGACGCACGCGCTCGTGCAAGGCCTCGGCTACATCTCCGCCGCGTGCATCTGGACGCGCAACAACTTCGGTGGGGGCGACGAAATTCGTCACAACATGGTCTTCTACAACGCGCGCGGCCATGTGATCGACTACAACCAATTCAACCCCGGCACCTATGATCCGGGTGAGACTGGCGACACCAGCGATATCTATTTCGGCGACGGCGGCGGCGGCCTTGTCGCGAAGCACAACGTCGTCGGGCCGAACAACTGGGCGCGCGGTACCCGGCCGGTGCTAAATGCTCCAACCGATGCCAATCGCCGCCTCAAAATCAAGATGGACGCGAACGCTCGAAACAACCGGGGCGTCTGGCGGCCCAGCTCGCATATCACGTTCCTGAACGGGTGGTCCGGGGCCAATGTCGAATTCATGGTTGACGAATGGGGCATTATCCATTTCGAGGGCGATCTGGTCGGCGGGACGACTGCGGCCAACACGCAAATCATGACGATGCCGCTGGGATGCCGGCCCCGCAAATTCATATCCGCGCCGGTCGTCAATACAGCTCTTGGCTTCACGTCCCTGAGCATCGCTTCGGATGGCGCGGTCTACATTGCCACGGCAGGAACGGCCGGAATTGCACTTGGGGCGCTTTCCTATGCGGTTGTCTGGCTTCCGGCCGAGGAATACGATCCGGGGCCGTAGCCTTGTCGGGGATCGTCACGGGCGCGGCTTGGCCGGCGATCCGGTAACAGTGGCCCCCGGCTCTACGTCCTTGGTCACGAGTGCACCCGCTCCGATGACCGCACCGGCTCCGATCGTAAGGAAGCGATCGGCCTTCCCTGGGAGGAATGTCGCGTCCGATCCAACATAGGCGCCATCCTCGACCTTGATGCGCCCGTTAAGAGACACGCGCGGCGCGAAGGTTACATAATCTCCTATAATGCAGTCATGGGCGACGTAGGAATAGATGTTGCAGTGAAAAGCCATCCCAATTTTTGCGTCGCATGTGACCATGGAGAAGTGCGAGAAGATCGCGCCGTTTCCGATGCTGACATTATCGCCAATGACGCTGTTCGGGGCGATTGAGTTGAAAAGATCGAAGCCGTCGCCAAGGCACATCTCGGTTTTCAGGCGGCGTATCTTCGGGTCGGCAAACGCGACATTGATTTCGAGGCCGGGTATCGTTTTGGCTTCATCGTAGGAAATCACGTCCGACCCGTGAACCTTCGTCCCGATCACATCCGGACTGTCATCTATGAAAACGACCCGCACGTCTTCATGCGTCGTCATAAGCGTTGTCAGCAGGAATCCGGCGCGGGTTTCGCGGGCGTAGCCGCCGGCGCTGTAAAAGGCGTACGTTTTCATCGGACAATCTACCTCCATCGGTGAAGCGATCATACCGCACGCGCACCACCACGCAAGGCGCTCTCCGGGGCGCCTTTTTTCATGGCCGCGCGCCGTGAAGCAATCCCCACAAATGGAGCAATGATATGAACGAACGCGCGTTCTTCAACGCCGTGCGCGAGAAGCCGTTTGGCGGCCATCTGTCCCAAAGCGCGGTTGACGGCATCCATGCGATCATCACTGCCTTCGGCATCTATGGGGACGACGACAAGCGGAAGCTGGCCTATATCCTCGCCACGGCGTTTCACGAGTCCGACCGCTTCAAGACGATGGAGGAATACGCCAGCGGCAAGGCTTATGAGGGGCGCAAGGACCTCGGCAATACGGTTCGCGGCGATGGCGTGAAATTCAAGGGCAGGGGTTTTGTCCAGCTTACCGGCCGCGCCAATTATCGGGACTGGACCAACCGGCTCGGCATCGATCTGTTGAAAGAGCCGCAGACCGTTTGCCAGAGGGAGATCGCGGCCCGCATCCTCGTCCAGGGAATGATGCTCGGCACGTTCACCGGCAAGGCCCTGAACCACTACATCAACTTCAACCGGTGCGACTACAAGGGCGCGCGCCGCATCGTCAACGGCACGGACAAGGCCGCGTTGATCGCCGGATATGCCGTTGCATTCGAGGATGCACTGGCAACCGCCAAATATGGCGAGACCGACCCCCAAACCCCCACACGCACAATTGACCCTTCACCGGAGCCGGAAGCCCCACAGGTGCCAGCCGGCACGAACAAAGCCGTGGCGGGTGTCACCATCCTCGGCGCTATCGCTGCGGCGCTCTATGCCGCCTGGGATTGGATAGGGAGCCTTTTTCAATGACCGTTGACCAGCCAACAGCAAATCCGACGAACAAACTCACGGCCGCGATGGTGGCCGGCGCTCTCGTCGCCATCGTACGCGCTACCGTCTCACACTTCGCCCCGGAATTTGACGACGAGGCGATCTGGGTTGCGATCACTCCGCTCGCCATCCTCGCTGCGGGCTACTTCATCCGCGACAAGGCGAACGTCTGATGTTCGGGCTCGAAACCATCCTGATCGCCGTCCTTGGAGCTATCGCGGCCGTCGCCGCCGCATTCTTCAAGGGCAAGTCCAGCGGCAAGGCGCAGGCGCGGGCGGAACAAGCCGTCGACCGGGCCAAGGCGATCTCCGAAGCCAGCAAGGTTGAAACCGAAGTCGCAGGCCAAAAGCCCGCGGACAATCGCGAGGATCTGAAACGATGGGGAAGGTGACCGTCATCGCAGCCGCGCTCTTGCTTGCCGCCTGCACAACGCCGCGCGGTTCCTACTGCGATGTCGCCAAGCCGGTCCGTCTGTCCCCGGCTGCCGTCGACGCTCTCAGCGATGCCGAGGTTGCTGCTGTCCTGGCGGAAAACCGGAAGGGTGCAAAGCTCTGCGGATGGAAGCCGTGAACGTCTGGCGCTGGGCGCTATGGGCCGTGGCCGTATTTGCCGGCGTCATGGCGTTCCTGCTGGTCTTCGACGCCGAGGCCGCCCCGACGCCAGATGCACCACCCAAGCGCCGCCCACCGGTCTCCATTGCCGATCTGACATGCGAGCGGCCTCCTGCGCGGATGATGATCGCCATCCGCAGGGACGGGCGGGTCATCGTGTCGTTTGTCGATGACAAGGGCTGTCTCCGCTGGCGGCCGTGGACGTCGATGGTGAGGCCACGATAACGGAGAGCCGGACGGGGTGCCACCCGCCGACCCTCCTGACCGAAACCCTGATACGAGGGCGCCGGCTGCATTCACTGTGCATCGTGGCGGTAAACGAATGAGAAATGCACCATGACGGGCGGCGAATGGGGATCACTCCTCGGGGCTATTGCCACAAATCTAGCCGTGATCGGTGTTGGCATTCGCTGGCTCATTACGCGGATGGACCGCAAAGCCGAGAAGGAGACTGCCCGACGCGATGTCGCGGTACAGGCCCGGGAGAAGGAGCAAGACCGGCTCCGTTCCGAATTGCGGGACTATCTCGAAAAGCGGATCACCGAGCTTGCCGCCATCGTCACTGATCAGCAGCGGACCATAAAGCAGCAGGAACACATGATCGAGGACTACGTGGCCCACGTCAACAAACTGGAGCGGATCATGGCAGCCGGTGGGTTGACGATTCCCGATATGATTGTCCGGTTTCCCCAGGAGCCAAGGTCGTGAGCGATTCCGATCGTCGTCGCCTGCGTCTCGGGTCCAATATCGCGCTATGCGCGGCGGCGGTCTTTATGGTCGCGGCGTTGATCGCGCTCTAAGCCTCTCGGCTATCGCCAGCGCCGTCGGCGATCACCTTCGCTACACGCTCAATCATGCTGTCGCTCATCGGGTGTCCTCTCTGATAGAGCGCGGTGGCACTTCACGGCGCTGATCCGCTGGGCATTGAGCCTGCCGCAGTCCCAATCGCAATGTTCAGTCCCGGCGAGCATACACATCCCGTCTGCCATGAGTCCGCATTCTTCTTCGATCTCGTCGTCGTCAAAATCGTCGTCGAGCATCCACATCTCAATCTCCATCGTTAGGGTTGCGGGGAGGGGCGCCACGACGCGGCACGCGATACCAGACCGTCCGCTTTCCGCAGCGCTGGCATTCAAGACTGACCGACGCGGCGATGTCGGTGTCAACCGCCGTGAACGTACCCCAGACGCCGTTATCGTGTCCGCCAGTGAGTTCGCACCACGCCTTGCGCCATCGGCCGGGCGAGCGGTAGCCCTCATAGACATTGAGGAATTCTTCGCCCGTCATCACCTTACCTCCGAACGCATGGCGAGGGGTGCGGCCCGCTGATCCTCAGTATGCGCCGTTCCGCCGAAATTCGTCATGTCATAGTAGGAGCGGAGATAGTCTTCATCCTCGGTTTCGGTGACATAGCAGGCGAAAATAGTCGACATCTCGAAAAATCTGCGATCAACGATCGTGACTTCGGACCACCGATAGCCAAAGACCGGGAATTCGCCATCAAGGTAACGTTCCAGCGATCGAAGACGCTGCTGTCCGTCGATCAGAAGGCCGTCATTCGGCGATCCGATAGCGGCCTGGTTGTAGGTGTAGGTTCCAAGGTCCAGCCCGAGCCATGCGCTCTCAAGGAATCTGATGCACTGTCCATCTGTCCAGACGAACGGGCGCTGCCACGACGGCAGCGGATAGCCCAAAACGGAGCGCCGACCCTCAATCTGGTATTCGCCGCGCTTTCGGTTGCCCATAGGAGCGGCCATCGTCGCGTCAAACCTTCTCCCGAGATTGGTCCGCTCTGGCATCAAACGTTTCGCGCTCATCGCACCGCCCTCTCTATCCATTCCCAGCCTTCGTAAATGTCGCCGCGCGCCCTGATCTGGGCATAGCGCTTCAGGCTCGACCACGACCGATGACCGGAAACGGCAGCGGCGTGCGGTATCGAAAGCCCCATCTCGAATAGGCGGCTGACCCCCTCGTGCCGCAGATCGTGAAACCGCAAATCCTCGATCCCGAGAACCTGACATGCCCGCGTGAACGCCGCGCCGATCGCGTCCGTCGTGTAGGGGAAGATCAGCGGGCCGGCTCTCGGCATCGATCGGATCACGCGCATCGCAGGCTCCGGTACGTCACACCATGTATCGTTGCCGATCTTCTCTCCCGGATGCTTCATGTCGCGGACAAGGACGCGAGAATGGGCTTCGTCCAGATCGGACCATGCGAGGCGGGTGATCTCTTCCTGGCGACGGGCCGAGAACAGCGCGAACACCGTGACCTTGACCATAGGAACCGTGGCGCGGCCGCGTTTGTCCCGGCCCTCGAAGCTGGACAGGATGGCGTCCAGCTCGTCGAATGTCGGGCGGCGTTCGCGCCTGCGACTGGTGGCGATCAGGCCGAGCCGTCGCATCACGGCTTGCGCGTCCCGCATTGCCTGCTGGTCTAGCGGATAATCCCATGCCGGCCTTGCCACGGCGAACACCGCCGCAAGGTGCGAGACATAGTTGCCGACCGTCTGCGGCTGGTTATCCGCGCTCCTACGCCGGGCGAACGCGACGATCTCCGGGCTCCCGACTTCCTCGCATGGAAGGTCCGCGATCGGGTCCGTCTGGATCGTGCGGAGCACTTGCGCCTTGGTGCGTCCGATCTGCTTCAACGATTCCGTAACGTACCGGTCGATAGCGACGCCAAGCGTCGGCGCCTTGATCCGGGCGCGCTCAAGAGCCCCCGGCTGCCTCAATTCCTTCTCGCGCTTTTCCAGCCAGATCGCGGCGGGTTGTCGGCGATCGAATGTCTGTGTCTCCCGATGCACGATGACGCCCTTTCGCTTGATCAGAATTTGCGCGCTATAGCCGGTAGTGCCATCGCCGCGTTTTCTCGCTATGATCGTTCCCACGATCCCCTCCCAATCGGTACGTCATGGAGAGGACTGGTACGCTACGTGTCGTACTCTGGCAATCTAGACTAGACATAACCGGAACATGCACGAGTTGACGACAAGATCGGGCGGCGGGGAACAGCCTGAATTTCAAGGGGAAGCCCGGATTCCGGAGGCTCGCCGCTTTGCCGTCGCGCCCATGATCGACTGGACCGACATTAAACGCCAAAGCCCTTGAATGCAAGGGCTTCCCGATCCTGTGATTTCGCTGTGACGTACCCAGCGACGTACCGGATCATGCCGCGACGCCCTTCGTGATTTGCTCCAGTTCCTTGCGAGCCTGATCGCGGGCGGTGTCGATATAGGCAGCGAGGTCATCGATATGGACGCCCTGGTGGGCTTTCGTGCTGGCCTCGGCTCGGATGATCGGCAGCTTGATTTCGCCTCGCGAGAGCTTGCGCCGGAACATCTCGATATTCAGGTGCGAAAAGTGATCCCGCCGCACGTCCTCAAGCGGGATGATCGCCTTGCCGTACTGCGCCATGAGGAGCCATGCGGTGTTCATCCTATCCCTCCTTCACGAGATCGCGGATGGCATCATGCGCCGCCATGCAGGCGGCAAACGATCGGCTTCCCTCGCCGTCATCCCATTGCTGGGCCGTGTCCTTGATGATCTCGGCGGCGCGGTTGTAGGCTTGGCGCTCGGCTTCGGTGATGGCGGCTCGTAAGCGGTCGATCTCGGCATCATTCCGCCGCAGCAAAGCCAGCGCATCGTCAAGGATGTCTTCGGGTCTCATCTCGCGATCTCCCTCGTGGGTGCATAAAGCCGGGCCGGTGGCAGTCTCGGCTTGGGTGGCCGGTCCTTCCGCGTTTGCAGAGAGTTTCGCCCCTGAATTGTCTGCTTCGGCTGGATCGCGCCGGAATGCTTCATTCGCTTCTGCGCGACCATCGCCTTTTCGGCTACGTCCTTCGCCGTCTTGAGCCGGTGGCATTGCCGGTGCGCCGGCTTCATGTTCGCTTCGGCGTTCTCGCCCCCGTTGATCAGGGCTACGACATGATCGGCATCCCAGTTCCGGTCTGTGATCGGCTGCGAACACAGGTGGCAAGTGCCGTTGTTGCGGTCTAGGATGCGCTGGCGAACGGTCGGCGGCGGCTTGTGGTCGTCGGAGCGCCCGCGCCATTCCTTGACGGATCTAGCCATCGATCCCGGCCTCCATTTCCTCGGCAAAGGCGACAGCGAACCGATCGGCCGCGATGTCCGTCGCGATCTCGTCTCGCGTCAAATCCGCAAGTCGGTCCTCGATGGTCGACCGCGCCCGTGATCTCCGGGGGATGCCTCGCAACAGGGCAATCAGCAATTGCCGTTCGTCCAACGGGGTCAGCCCGGAGGCGAGGGCCTTTTCGTGGGTCAGGTTCATGCTGCGTCCCTCAGCCAGTTCTGATATTCGAGTTCCATATTCTTGAAGGCCCGAGCGGCCCGTTCTTCGTGGTCCAGCATGGCGCGGCTTTCGACACCGCAACGCTGGCGGATGAAAATCGCGGCTCCATCTGGATTTTCGGCGCCGGCCCACTTCTGGAAGCCGATCTCGTTGCAGAGGATACCGGCCTTCTTGGCGAGACGACCGCCCTTGAAGCTGTCGTTCTGCGCTTCATTCAGGCGGGCGATCGCCACCCATAGATCCCGGTCAGGTAACGGGGCGCCAAGCATCCTCAGCGCCTCGTCCTGTTGCTCAAGCGGAACCTCAAGGACCAGTTGAAGGACCTTGCGGCCCTTCACTGTTCTCCAGTCCGCATATCGGGCCTTGATGACGCGATCTTCGGACATGACGATTACACCCGATCGTATTCAGCCGGCGGCGGATTTCGCTCGTCGAACGAACCGCCACTTGCCGCCGCATATTCACGAGCGCCGTCACGCTGCGGGCGGTCCTCAAGCGGCCTCTGGTGAGACTGGTTCAGCTGCCGCGTCGGAGCCCGAACGCGAAGCCCCTGCGTCTGGCGCCCCTGAAACTCGGTCCAGATCGCAAAGAGCGTAACCCGCTGCCCCAGCCAGTCGTCAGTCTCCGGGCCGAACAGGCCGCCGATCGTCGTCGCGTTGGTCTTGTTCAGGGTCAGGCCCTTGTCGATCTCATCGAAATAGACGATGGGCTTGGTTTCGTTGTCGGCAAAGGTTTCCATGCGAACATCCTTGATCGTCAAGGTGCGTTCGCCGCCGTCGAGGTCCTGGCTGCTCAGGTACTTGGAAGGGAAGACATTGTTGATATTGACCATTTTCCATCTCTTTCCGGGCGATGCCCTCTGATGCTGATACTGGTTTTTGCCCGCTACTTGCTTCTGGCGACGAGATAGTCGTCACCCATTTCCAGATGGGCTCCTGGGAATTTCCCGGCCTCCTCGGCCATGATCTGTTTCGTTAGGTTCGACGCATCGATCGGCTTGCGAACCAGCGTGAAAGCGCCTTGCGGAAGCTGGTCGACATCATCGATGACGACGCTTTCCCGCGCGCTGCAAATGGATAGGGTGGCGACGGGTATCTGGCGCTTGTCGAGGTCCGCCGTCTCCAGAAGAGACATCGCCAGCGCCTTCCGGGCAGCTACCCGTCGCTCAAGCCGTGCCTTCCGCTCGCGAAGGTCGGCTATGATGGATTTCGTGCCGCTCGCCATTTCCTCGTCGGATCGCCAGTCGAGGAACAGCCGGGTCAGAATCTTGTCGAGGTCGGTTTCGCCTTCGATCGTATCGGCGCGCAATTCCTCGTCGCCAGCCAGATCGGGGTAGGCTTCGATCAGCCGCGCGATGGTGGCGCGAACCCGATCGGCGTCCAGCTTGAGATAATCAGCCATTGGTCTTCGCCTTTCGCGTCTGATAGAGTTTGATCGCGGCCCGCCGCCGTTCGGCCGGGGTGTGTCGCAGATGGTTCCGCAGATACCGGAGGCGCTCGAATGCCTGCCGATGGTCCCGGCGCTCACGCGATCCCCGGATGGCGTAAAGCCAGCCATCGATGAAGATCGCGAGCCGCCATGTGGCGCGGTCGGCCGCCTGTTCCCGTGGTGAGACAGCCCCGGTCATTGGACGTTCTCCCCGTGGCCACAGATGCCTTGAAGCCCGCTCGGCTTCGTCTTCCAGTCGAGCTTGTTGATCTCGTACAGGGCGTCATCAACGGCGCTGTCGTGGCGGTAGTGTTCAAGCGCCGCGCGGGCTATGCGGAGCGCCTTCTGCATCGCTACGATCCGCTGCTTATCGGTGCGCCCGTTCATGGCTTGGGCTCCGAACGGGCGGCGTCAGGCAGGTGTTCGGTTTTCGGGGCTTCTTCGACATCCAAGTGTATCTGGGCACGTTCTTCGCCAGTCAGTTCGTCGGCTTTTGGACCCCAACTTGTATGCTGGCGAAGGACACCTTTAGCGTCCCACATGGCTGCGACTTCACGGCCTTTCGGGCCGAGCATCTGCCTATACGCCATCATCATATACCGGCGATCAGTAGCCACCGCTCCCAGCCGTTTGATTTCGGCCTTCGCTTCGGCAATTATCGATCCCATCCGCTCGATCTCCACTCTTGCCTCGGCTAGTGCTGTGTCGGGCGGGGAGGCGAGAGCGGGACGGATGCGGCGCTCGTAGTCGGCTTGGGCTGCGGCTTTGGCGGCTTCGACAGATGGGAATTTGCGGGGGCATGTCTCACCCGGCAGCCCCATTGGGTCCTGCCCCTGCTCAAACCTGAACATGAATGCGCCAAGCCCGATCTCGAAATACAGAGAGGGCAGCGGGTCATCGTCGTCAGGGTCCAGCATCACGATCTGGTATTCACCACCGAAAGCGGGCGCGCGCTCCTTGGAGCATCGTTTCCATTTTTCGACGGGCTCCCACTCCAGCGGCTTGATCGCCACCGGCTCCACGATCTCGCCAGCAAGGGCGGACAGGTCCGCATCCTGGCTATATTCGGGCGTGCGAGTGACGCCATGCTCGTTTAACCACTCCTCAATATCGCCCTCGATACGAACCAACAGGTTACGGTCCTCGTTGGCGCTGACATGGCCGCGCAGCCTGTGCAGGTATAGACGAGATTTTAGCGCTTGCAGCGCATCTACCGCCGTTGGCGTCTTGCTCTCGCTCATTGGTCTTGCTCCCGTGCATCCGCCATTCTGGCGGGACGGGCCGCGCCAAACGCCTGACGCTGTGCAATGCGTTCGCGGGCATCGCCCTCGGCATCATCCTCCACCCGACGAAACTCGCCGTAGGTGGCGTCGCTGATCGCGTCCGTGAGCGGGTGCATGATGTCCGCGAGACTGATCGCGTCGTATGTGCCGGTCTCGCAGATCGCCTTGATCAGCTTCCCGAACGACAGGGACAGGCTTGCCGCCATGCCTTCCGCCGCGCGCTGGTTCTGCCGAAGCTCGCCGGGCGTCATGGTGTCGAAGCGGATCGACTGAGCGCTGTCCATGTGGGCAGCCTGAATGGCCGCGATGGTATCGAGGAACGCCGCGTTCATGACTTTGCGCTGCGGCGTCACGTAGGGCAGTTGCGGGTGGACGTTCATCGGGATCTACTCCGCTTTGGTGGGTTGAGGGGAAAGGGCGGCGTCGATGCGCGAGAGGATGGCTGCGCCGCTACCGGTCTCGCCGAATTTGTCGTGCAGATACTCGATTTGCTGCTTGGCATCACTCAAGAGCCGGCGCAGCGCCTCCACCCTTGCCTGTGTCTCTGCATGTGCGTTGACTGCGGGGGCGGCGGCGAGCATTTGCTGCCATTGGAAATCGGGAGAGCCGATCCGGTTGGCCGCATCATCGCCTTCCTCGATATAATCGTTGGCCCGATGGTAAGCCGCTCTCATCTCCTTCGTCAGATCCACCGGCACCAGCTTGTACTTCGGCGTCTGTTCGGTTGCGCTCATTGGTCTGGCCTCTGATTGCCATCGACAACGAGCGGAACGTCACGCCAGACGTGCCCGCCCGAGGGTCGGTCAAAGCGCTGTTGCAGCACCATCTCCCGCTCCATCACGGCCGGGTGGCCCGGCATCAGAGGAGCCGGCTTCAGAGTGAAGCGAAGGCCCATCGTTGGGATCAGTGTCTCGCTCATTGGTCTGGCCTCCTGTGGGGTGTGTCTGGCATTTGCAGCTCGGCCGGGAGGGGCCGAGACACAAAGGTCAGAAGGGAACAAGCAGGTCTTGATCGGCGGTCTTCGTCAGCCTGATCTCGTGCATTTCGCCGATCGGCTGAACCATCGCGCGAACTGACTTGAGGACGTAAAACCGCTGGCCCGGGTTAAGACGGGCGAGACGCGAGGCTTCGGATTTCGCTTGCTCAAGCGTGTAGTGGCGCATCGTCGGGGAATCACGGTTCGGGTTCCAAACCATCCAGAAACGGTCTTCGCGATCTTCTTCGGCCATCACTCTCTCCTATTGCTGGACATCACTGAGCGTCATGACGACGCGGGGAATGCTGTAGATCGTCGCGTAGGCAGTGGCGAAAATGCCGATGGCGATGAACACGGCGGCAAGCAGGCCGATGGCGCGGTCGCTGATTGCATGGCGGGGCGGGTGATTGGTCATGGCTGGGCTTCGTTAGACAGATTGAGGCTGAATTCCTCGTCGGTCAGGATCGCTCGGACGAGATCGGCAAGTTTGTCAGCCGACGCCGCATCTTCGCCTGCCGATTGCGCGACCTTCTCGGCGAGAGAAAGCAGCTTCGCGCGCTCCTCGGGATAGGTGCTAAACGGCTTGGCGGATGGGGGCGCCTTCACAGCCCGATGTTCCTGCCGGTTTTCGGTCGGGCATTCGCAGCTGAATCCGTGAAACCGAAACATCTCCTCGCCTTCCGGCATCGTCTCGCCGCACAAATCGCAAACTGAATTTCCGCTCGGGCCCATCTTCATCTCCTTGGCGTGGTGGGGCATTCGCGCCCGGTGGGTCATGGGCGAAACGTGATCTTGAACGGACCATCATCAAGCTCACCCTCAATCTCGACCCGTTCACCATCGGCGATGTGCTGAGTGAGCCGGGAGAGAGCTGCGCGGCGTGTCGAGCGTTTCCCGTCGACGTAGCAAATGGTCATGCTTGTCTCGCCATGGCCGGTGACATTGCTATTGTCCCGGCCTGATCCGACGCGGCGGACGCGAACGCCGTAAATCTCAGCGTCGACATTGCCGAGTGCGAGGAGAGCGCCGGTCGGTCCATTCGCGGTGATGTTCATCTGTCATCTCCTTCGGTGCGGTTGGCTTGCGTTTGGATTAGGGGTCGATGCCCCTCGCAGGGTTAGGCGGCGCGGACTTGCTTGATGAAGGGGTGCGGCTCGCCACGAGCCTCGAGTACCGTCCAAATTTCCTGCATGGCGAATGCATCGGAGAGATACGCTTCGCTTGTGGGCGCACGACGGGAGCGGTCCTCGGCTGAAAGAAAGCGGCTGCGAAGGTTGTCGCTGCTCATCTTGCTGTAGGTGTCGCGGTTCAAGGTGGTCATCTTGCATCTCCCATCGGGTGGTGTGGTGCCCCTCGGGGCGGGTCATGCGGGGAAGCGACTTCCGTCAGCGTGCATCCAGCGCCACTGATCGGCCTGTCGCTCCAGTTCTTCGATACGATCGTCGGTTAGGTCGTCGTAGTAGGTGTCGGCCAAGCGGGAGATTAGACGGTGCAAACGGTCGCCCGGTTTGACCACATGCGTCTCGCGCAGATACTCGTCTGCGACTGGGTGAAGGGTGAGTCGCATCACGCCGCCTCCGCGCAGATCATCGTGCCGCGACCGTGGTTCTTGCCGCCGCAGGAGCACTCGCATTTCATGATGCGCCCGGTGGCGTTCATGCAGCGGGCATCGCACTCGTGCCGGGAAGGGTTCGACTTGTATTCGACGGTCCGCTCAACCGGGAGGTATCCCTGCCATCCCGCGCCAGCGACGAAAAACAGGGCGGACTTGTCTGAGTAACCGAAGAGCTGGCCTCCGCGCTCGCGAACACCGAGCAATTCCGTTTCTCCGTTGAAGTGCTTGATCGCCATCGTCTCGGCTCCATCAGTGCCCCTCGGGGCGGGTTGATGAATTAAGGGATAGTGGGTTTCAGCCCACGTGTCAATGGGTTTTGACCCACAAAAGATTGACGGCGCATTTTTTTTGGGGCACAAACGAAAAACCCCGCCGGGTTAGGGCGGGGCTCACAGGGTCGGAAGGTCGAGATGACGGTGGCGACCCAACTGCTTCAATGCGGTATCTGCTTACCACCGGGCGCGAGAGCAAGCAAGCCCCACTCCGAAAGACCGAAGGGGTTCTCGCTGTCACCTAACCAGGGGTGACAATTAGTAGCGGTCGATCGTTGGCGCTGGAAACGACCAACGGGCCTTGTGCGGCGGACGGCTCCGGCAGTCAGGATCGTATCGGGTTGGAGGCTAACCCCGGATGCTTTCGAGCACGGGGCTTAGTCCTCCTATGCCCTGAACAACGAACTCACCAGCAGTCAGAACCCTTAGAAAGGTAAGCGTATCAGGGGGCGCGAAGCTGACGGGCGCGATGGCGAGGAACGATTGACTCGATATGCGCAGCCCATTGAATCTGAACATCGCGGATCATCGGGCCATTGATGCTTTCGAGATCGAATAGCCCGTGAGAGCTCCCGCGAAGGATGCGCTTCAAAAGAACGCGGCCGTCATGAAGCCCGACGATGCAAGTCTCCCCGATCATATCGTCAGTTGGTGCTTCATTTCGTTTAGAATAAAAGATAAGAGACCCATCGGTGATGAACCCCATCGATAGGCCAATTACTTCAATTGCCACAGAATCGGACGTGGCGCCTTGTGGTATAAATACACGTCCCAACTCGTCTTGATCGCGGTCAAAAAGCACTTGGCCTCCGGTATCCGCGCCGACCCGGCCGACGAGCGGCACTGTTCTTTCCGAAACTAGTTCTTCATTTAGAAGTTCGTACATCGGAATGCCTAGAACGGTAGCAAGAGCTTTGAGCTTGTCAACGTGCGGCACCTTCCTTTTACGCCGCATTTCGCTGACGTAGGTCGCGTTGACCCCAGCCTTTCGGGATAATTCGGCCATGGAAAGGCCATGAACCTTACGTTCCCGCTCGATGATGTCGTGCCATGAATCGCTCATGGCGTTTTCCTGCATGGTGAATAAATCGTTGTCACGTGGGTTGTCGCCCATTGACGTATGGGTTTAAGCCCACTATGATCCTCATCATGCTTACGACCCCCGATCTCATCGCCCGAATTGAAGCTCATTGCGCGGCCGTTGGCATGTCGCCGTCGACCTTCTGTCGGAAGACCGTCAACGACGGGAAACTCTGGGCGCGGCTGACGCAGAAGAATGGCCGCGTGACGATCGAGACATGCCGCAAACTCATCGACGCGATGCCGGGCGAGGCGGGGCCGGCGAAAAAGGGGAGGGCCGCCGCATGATTTATTTTGCGCAACAGGATGGCGACACGAGCCGCGTGAAGATCGGGGTCACTGGCGACCTTGCGGCTCGTCTTTTGCAGCTTTCCCGCGCGGCCGATGGTGAGATTTCCATCATCACTTCCTGCGACGGCGACTATCAGCTCGAAACCAAGGTCCAGAACCGCTTTGCCTATCTGCATCTCGGCTACGAGTGGTTTCACGTTGATGACAGCCTTCGCGATTTCATAGAGCGCGTCGCCTACGGCATTCATCCCGCCGCCGCCGTTGATGATCTCGACGCACCCACTGGCAGCATTCGAGGCCAGTACGGGATGAGCCGCGCAATATACGCCGTCGCCATCCGCAAATCAGACCGAGGAACGGGAGCTGCGGCATGAACACAACATTCGATGACATCGGGAAAGTCTTTCCTCCGCGTCACTCTGGCGATGTTGCCGCATATGACGAATCCGACCTCCTCGCCGGGTTCCTTGAATATCGCGATGACGATCCGTCCCCGGGCGAAAACCGCTCGCCGGCCTATCGCTGGGGATGGGCAAACGCGCGCCATGACATGACCAAAGAGGACGACGGCTTCAATCATATTCGCTTCGCCTTTATCGCCGCCTCCCGTCCCTCCACGAACACCGGGAGGGCGGGAGCGTGAGCGCACCAACGAAGCCGCTCGGCGGCAAAGCCTATGGCAGCATCCCCCACCTTCCGAAGTCTCGACTGGGACCGGGGGATCATTTCATCCATCCCGGACAGCAAACCATCCTGACCGAAAAGGCGAGGGATCGTCACGATCGGATCATCGTCACAGAGAAACTGGACGGGTCTTGCGTCTCTGTGGCCCGCGTCGACGGGCAGATTATCGCAATCGCCAGAAGCGGCTATCTCGCGCAATCCTCGCCTTATGAGCACCTGCAACATTTTGCGGTGTGGGTTCGCGAGAACGAATGGCGCTTCGCCGCCTTGGGCGACGGTGAGCGTCTTTGCGGCGAGTGGGTCAGCATGGCGCATGGAACGATGTATCGGCCACTCCCGATCCCGTTTGTTCCGTTCGATCTGATGGACGCCAAGGGCCGAAAGCCCCACGACGAAATGCGCGCCCTTGCCGACCTGTGCGGGTTGATCCCTGCCTTTGTCATATCTGACGGGCCTCCGGCGCCGGTCGAGGACGCTATCGCGGCAATAGATAGCGGCGGGTTTCATGGTGCCATCGATGAGGTTGAGGGATGCGTCTGGCGCTGTGAGCGCAAGGGTAGGTTTGATTTCATCGCGAAGTTCGTCCGACACGAAAAGCAAGACGGGAAGTATTTCCCGCAGATCAGCGGCAAGCCTCCGGTCTGGTTCTGGCGTCCGGAGCCACGCCCATGAACCCGCTCGCACTGTGGATATTCGCCGGCATTGTCGCGATCGAGATTCCGTTCGTCATCGCCTTTTCGGCATGGATCGATCTGCTCGACGGCCACCCCAACACCAAAGCGGAGGACTGAACGATGGGCATTGATCCGAAGACTCTGCGGCCGGGTGACATCGTTCTGGTGCGGGGCGTGTTCGAAATCGGCGTCGTTCGCGTCGGCGGCTCGTGGCGTTCGTTTGAGTGCGTCAAAATAGTCCACGTCGAACCACGCCCTATCGAGGTAGGGGATACGGTGAAGCCGGCCTACGGCGCTGCGATCTACAAAGTCATCGCCGTTCATGATGGCGAAGCTTGGCTTGCTAGTCGATTTGGAACCACTCTCGCGCCCCTCGCCAACCTCCGCCACGCCCCTCATGACACCAGCACGGGGGAAGGGTGATGACGCTGCGCTACGGATCGGTTTGCAGCGGAATAGAGGCCGCTTCAGTGGCTTGGGCACCATTAGATTGGTCTCCGGTGTTCTTCTCTGAAATCGAGAAGTTCCCGTGCGAAGTCCTGGCGCATCACTATCCCGATGTCCCGAACCTCGGCGACATAACGAAATTCAAGGAATGGCCGGATGCAGATATCGATGTTCTCGTCGGCGGAACTCCGTGCCAATCCTTCTCCGTCGCGGGACTTCGCAAGGGACTTGCTGACCCACGCGGGAACCTCGCGCTCACCTATCTTGCCATTGCTTACCGCTATCGGCCCGAGTGGCTGGTTTGGGAGAACGTCCCCGGCGTCCTGTCGTCGGACGGCGGGCGGGATTTTGGAGCCTTCCTCGGGGGCCTGGGCGAACTCGGGTATGGGTTCGCCTACAGAGTGCTTGACGCTCAGTACGTCCGAGTGGACGGAATGGAGCGGGCCGTCCCGCAGAGACGACGGCGTGTGTTCGTTGTCGGACATTCTGGAGACTGGCGACGTGCCGCCGCGGTACTTTTTGAGCGCGAAAGCCTGCTCGGGCATTCTGCGCCGCGCCGAGAAACGGGGCAAGTCGCTCCCACCATCCCTAGCCGAAGCCTTGGCGGCGGTGGCCTCGGAACCGACTTTGACTGCGACGGCGGGCTCGTCACAAGCACCGAAGGCGTCAGCCACTGCCTGAACGCAGGCGGCATGGGCCGACAGGATTACGAGACCGAGACGTTCGTCGCCCATTCCCTTCGCGGTGAAGGCTTTGACGCCAGCGAGGATGGAACGGGCAGGGGCACGCCGTTGGTGCCGGTTCCATTCGATACGACTCAAATTACCAGCGCCGCGAACCGCAGCGTTCCGAAGGTCGGCGATCCTTGCCATCCGCTCGCTGCTGGAGCGCATCCGCCGGCCATCGCCTTCAATCAGGGGGAACTCAGACATGCCGATGCCTATGAAGCCGACGCCAGTGCGACGCTGTCAGTTCTGCGCCAATCGGTTGGAGCGGAAGCGTTCCGCGAATGGGTCCTTGGAATCCTTGTTGCACTTCAATCGCCGGAAGTTCTGCGGGCGTGGTTGCATGGCAAAAGCCTTCGAGCAGAGACCGAAGAAGGCAGACCCAAGCTGGATGACGGCGCACTACCACGCGAGGAAGACATTGCCGGAAGGCTGCTGCGCCAAGTGTGGCTCGACGGGCCGGACGGACGTGCATCACAAGGACGAGGACTGGCGAAACAACTCGCCGGACAACCTGGAGCGCTTCTGTCGGTCCTGCCATCTGAAGGAGCACCGTATAAAGGCGACCTGCACCGTCTGCGGAGCGCCCGTGAAGGGGCTTGGCTTCTGCGAGAAGCATTATCAGCGGTTCAAACGGCACGGCGATCCTCTGGCGGTGAAAGTGAACCAGCATACTCCGGTTGGGCAGTCCGCAGATTAACTCCAACAGAGTGCTCGCGCCTGCAGGGCTTTCCAGATGACTACCTGACGCAAGTCACGTGGCGTGGAATCTGTCCGCCATCGGACGGGCCGATGTACAAGGCGCTGGGCAACAGCATGGCCGTCAATTGTATGCGGTGGCTGGGGCAGCGGATCGAGCACGTCAACGCCATCGCTGCGTCCATCAAGTCGGAGGCCGCATAGATGCCCTCCACCCCCACACAGATCGGCGCGGACCTCCCCCGTGTCGGTACGGCGGCCGGAGCCATCCTCCTCCCGGCTTCGGTCGCCATCCTTCGGAGCATCCTGTCGGCATCCTTCCGGGCGCTGACGCGCGGTCGTGTTGTCGGCTTGTGTGTCCCTAAAGGGGTTCCCTGGCACCCCACCGATGAAAGCCAGGGACAGTTTTTCGATGCGGCTGCGGTTGATAGCCGAATTGGCCCGCCGTGCTTCGAGGTAGTCGAATTGGTCCGACCGGTTGCCGCCGTTCGGATAGTCGGAGCGCGGATTGCCGTCCGCTGCGCCGTGGTCGATCCGGTTCGCGCCGGCGTCTTGGAAAAGCTCAAACTGGTTTTTCGTCGCGTCTTCCATGGAAACCACCATGGAGGATGGGATGTCGCAGGTGTCCGAGAAATTGTCGGAGAACTCCGAAATGTCTGACGTGGCTGTCGCTGGCCAGATGCTGCGGGAAGGCTGGCCTATGGGGTCGGTCGGCGAGCGCATTCGCAACGCGGCGACGGTACTTCGCTGGTCATACAACCGCACCCGAGACGTTTGGTACGAGCAGGCCAGACGCATCGATGCTCACGAAATGGCGCGCCTTCGGTCCACGGCGGACAGGATAGGGCGGCGCGAACACGAGGCCGAAAGGCGAGCCCATGACGCAAGAGAAGAACTCGACAGAGCGCTCGCACTGGTTGCCTCGCATCTTGCCGCTGAGGCTGCGCAGGGCGATCGCGACGCGGCTTCTGCTCTTCGGAAGATCGTCGGCGCAATGGATATGGCCTGAGGGCTTTCCGCCGGCACCTGGGGCCGATCACGGCGAAGATAAGGGAGACGAGAAATGAGCGCAGTAGCTAAATCCGGTATCGAGAACTTCACCGACGCCGAGATCAAGGAAGAGTTCGAGCTTCGCGGCTTGAGTTCGGACGACGTCGATCCGGATATAGATGAATTCTCGGACAACGATATCCGCGATGAATATTTCAATCGCGAATTGGATCGCGCGGAAAGCGACTCCCGTGAAGCGTGCTTGCTTGCCGAGATGATCGCGGCAGGGGAAGCGGCGCGCGCTCTCGATCTTCTTGCTGAAATGCACCCCGGTCAATTCCAGCCCCATACTGTCGCGCGCATGGTTTCCGAGCGCAAGGCGGCTTGCGGGAGGCTGTTTTGATGGTCGGGTTTACGGTCGAAAAAGACGCCTTTGAAGGTCTGGTCAATCGGGTGTCGAAGGCGTGCGACACGAGGTCCGGGATTGTTATTTTGGGCCACATCAAGGTCGCCGCTGGCGACGGCGTGGTGACGGTTACGGCGACGAACCTTGACCAGACTGCGGAAGGATCAATTCCCGCTGAGGTCGCTAACGCGGGTTCGGTTTGCCTACCGTCAGGCCTGCTCGTGCCGTCGCTGAAAAAGACGCGCGGCGGCGAAGTCAGAGTGATGGCGGATGAACGCCGCGCCACGATCTTCATCGGCAAGGCACGGTTTCAGATGCCGGTATTGCCGACGGGCGACTTTCCCACAATGGAGATGATATCGGCGGGTGGGTCGCACGACTTCACCGTCCCCCGCCCTTTGTTGCAGGCCCTGCCGAAAGCCGTCGGCGTCTGCGCATCTACCGATATCACCCGGTTCTATCTAATGGGAACGTGCTGGGATGCATCGCCAGACGGGCTCAACCTGGTGGCGACCGACGGTCATAAGCTGGCGCGCGTCAGAGCCCCGGTGCCAGATGGCGCAGAGGGCATGCCAAAAATTATCGTGCCGTCCGCTCTTGATGAAATGGTCGCCAATCTCGGCGGTGATGATATCGGGGTTACGGTTTCCGACAGCTTCATTCGGTTTTCCGGCGCCGGCCTCGTCATCGCGTCAAAGCTGGTCGACGGGACGTTCCCCGACTATGATCGCGTCATACCGACCGGATGCGACAAGTCGGTGATCTTTGATCGCGGCGAGCTGACCGAGGCGGTGCGGCGAGTGTCGATCTACACGGCTGGCGAACGCGGTCTGTTGCTGAGCGTTTCGGATGGGGAGGCTGCGCTAGAGGGCTGGTCTCACGATTTCGGCGAGGCGATCGACAAGCTTTCCGTTGATGGCGATGATGAATTCGAGATCGGCTTCGCCGCAGGCAATCTCCTGGCTGTCCTGTCAAGCTATTCCGGCGACACCGTTCGGCTTTCTGCGTCCGACGGGCTGTCTCCGGCTATCGTCTCCGACCCCCTCGACGAAGATCGTCTTACGGTCGTCATGCCCTACAGGACCGCCAAGCGGATCGCGGAGGCCGCATGACCATCTGGTATCGCTACTCCGAAGAAACCCGCGCCCTTATCCACCGCATGGCATTGCAGGGGGTTTGCCTGCGGGAAATCGCACTGGCAACAGAGAAGACCGCAACGCCCATGACAACGAAGGCGATCAGCGGAGCGCGGCCATATCGGGAGGGCAAGGCCGAACGGCTCAATCATCCGACACCCGAACCATCACCCGAACCCGTCAAGGATCATGTCCAGTACGGCCGGATGGTCATCCGCAAGGCCACCCAGCGCACCGGCATTGAGGGCGAGTGGATTCCCCCCGTCTCTATCTCTGCTGGTGTGGAATGGGTGGCGTGATGGAGGCGATCAAGCGCGTCGAGGTCATCGGGAACTGCACTCTATACCTAGGGGATTGCGGAGAGATACTGCCGACGCTCGGTAGGGTCGACGCCGTGGTGACTGACCCGCCGTACGGGCTCGGCGACAAATGGCAGGGCGGAAAGGCAAATACGAAAGCTCGGTGGAAGCTCAATGACGGCGGCGCGAATATGGGCTGGGATGCGTCTGTTTCGACGAATAAGGTCTCGCTCGCTATAGGCATGGCTTCTCACGCTATCATTTGGGGCGGCAATTACTACGATCTGCCGCCTGTCCGGGGATGGCTCATCTGGGACAAGATCGTTCGGGAGTTCACAAGCGGCCATGTCGAGATGGCATGGACGACGCTAGACCAGCCGACGCGCGCGTTTAACTTTTCGCACGGCGCTTTGGCAAGCGAGGGAAAGCAGCACCCCACCCAAAAGCCGGTCGCCCTGATGCAATGGTGTCTCGGGTTTCTCCCTAAGGCCGAAACGGTTCTCGATCCCTTCATGGGCTCCGGCACCACGGGCGTCGCATGTGCTCGCATGGGCCGTTCCTTCATCGGCATCGAGCTTCACGAGCCCTATTTCGAAGTCGCCTGCGAGCGCATCGAGGGCGCCTATCGGCAGGGCGACATATTCCTTCAAGCGGAAGGGGAGCCGAAGGGCGTCCAGACATCGATATTCGGGGAGGATGCGGCGTGAGCTACACCCCCGACCGCGACCGCAACGCGATGTATGCGTTCGTCACGCCGCTCTTGCGTGAGCATCGCATTCGCTGCGGTGACATCAAGCCGATCACCGACGATGAACGCACATGGGCGGCCGAAGGGCCGAAGTCATGGCGCGACTATGCGGCGGCGAGGGAGTGCGCTTGATGCCCAACCACTTCACCGCAACGATCGACATGGAAACGCCCTCCACTGTGGACGAGCAAACCATGCGCAGGGCTATCGAGCGGCTGGCCTCGGAAGCCAACGGGTGGCCGAAAATCCGCAAGGTGGTGGTGACGCAGACGCAACCGGAAAGGCTCGTCTGATGGGTATTCCAGCCGCGCAATATCGCGAGATGACAGGGGCGGCTCCGAAGCCTCGGAAATACCGCAACACGCCAGTCGTCGTCGACGGCGTTCGCTTTGATAGCAAGCTGGAAGCCGCGCGGTGGGCTGTCCTGCAACAGCGCGAGATGGCCGGCGAGATCGTCGATTTGAAGCGACAACAGCCTTTCATCCTACGCGCCCCGAACGGAGAAGTCATCGGGAAATACGTCTCTGACGCCTCGTATTGGGATGTGACCGCGAAACGGCAGGTTGTCGAGGACTGCAAGAGCAAGGCGACGATCACCCCGATGTTCCGCTGGAAGGCGAAGCACATGCGGGCTGAGCACAAGATCGAAATTACCATCGTGGAGAAAGCAAATGCATGACACCAATGGCGCAGCATTCGTCGACAATTCCGATGAGACCGAAGAAAGGATGCAGGCCACTGCCGAGAAGATGATTGCGCATCTTCACGGCGAAAATTTGCACGAGGATATCGGCACGGTTGTCACCGTTCTAGCGGCGCTCATTACGACGGTCTCGGAGAGCGAAGAAGAAGCCATGATGAACGTCGGCTACGTGGTCGGGTTTCTCGCGGATGAATTGCGGGATCGCTCATGGGGCACGGTCCAATGACCATCCGAGCCCGTCACGAAATCACATTCGCCGACTTCTGGACGCTCTATCCCCGCAAGCAATCGAAGCGCGCGGCCGAAAAGGCATGGAAGCGGGAGATCAAGGCCGGTGCCGATCCGCGCGAGATCATGGAGGGCTTGCGCCAGCAGCTTCCCGGCTTCGCCCGCAAGGAAAAGCAGTTCATCCCGCACCCGTCGACATGGCTCAATCAAGCCAGATGGGAAGACGAGGACATGCCGGGCGCGCCGTCGCAGGCATCTACCTACGCCGCGCAACTGGAATCCGCGCACAGCACAATCGGAAACATGCTTTTCGGAGACGAGAATGGGGCAGATCACGACGAGCGCGAATACAGCCGTTGGCACTAGGCTCGAAAGCGATCTGACGCCGGCAACGGATCGTCAGATTTTCGACGAGCTGGAAGCGTTGTTCCTGGCATTCAACACCGATGCAGAGCGCATGGGGACGAAGCGGGTGGCGCTGTATATCGATGCTTGCCGGGGCGAGCCTGTCTGGGCTGTCCGCAAGGGCATCGCCAGCATCCGCAACGGCCATGACGGCGGCAAGACGACCGACTTCGTGCCGGCAACCATGCGGCTGTCGCGAGCGGTCCGGGCGCAATCCGAGCACGCCCGCGCCATGGCGGAAAAGCGCGCTCGTGAGCATCGCCAGATTGCGGACCAGCGGGCCGCGCTGGCCGAGATGAACGCGCCGCGCGAGCCTGTCTCGGAGGAAAACCGCAAGCGCCTCGACGCCCTGCTCAAGCGCACGTCCGGCACCCTGAAACCCATGAAGGAGCCCTCACATGGCCGCTGATTATACAGACCTGATTGCAA